CCCCGTAGAGAAAAGGATTCCCGCGTAGGATGGGCAGCGGGACGAAAGGCAAGGATGCCTACTTTGGAATTGTAGATATGATAATCAACCTTTCATCACCCTCCTTCGGAGTGCCGGCTTCTTTTGGGGCCGGCACTTTATATTATTATAATTGGTTTTTCGGCTCAAAAGAGGCATTCAATAGAAATTTCTAAAAAACGCTAAAGTTTCATTTTGTTTTTACCGATATATGCTGTATAATTTATGCAGACAAGTAAATAATACGATTTGCATAAGACGTTGATTTTGCCGAGAAAGTCGTATAACGGTTCGATTCCGTGATTGTGGCTCTTGGTAGATATGACTTGGCGGTCTTGCTTATATGCCACATAATTAAGCAAGACCTTATAAAAAAGAATAATAATGGCCAGAAAAAATACATGGAATAAATGGTTAAGAAATTCCGCAAATCCATATGGGAATTGCCATTATTTTATCAACAAAAGAGGTAAATTCTGTATTTTTGCAAATGGCAGGGGACGACAAATTCCCCAAAAATTTCTAACCCCTGAAAATATTGAAAAATTTGAACGTTATTCTAAAAGAGACAATATTGAATTTTATAAAAATGTCCGAGCGGCGAGTTATGGCTAAATACTTGTAATGTGATGCACAACGTAAAGAAGGTTTAACCGCCAAAAAATAAATAAAAATATTTTTCAGCAATAAACACACACCAATAAACAGTTTACAGCACACATCAAAATTTCACACAAAATAGTCGTGTACATGCTATCCCTTTGCGTTTATATTGTAATTATGGCGCTAAAGAGAAGAAAGTGCGTTGCAGATCAGAAAAAGCAATCCAAAAAATCTGTAAACAACAAGAAAAAAACAGCAATCAAGGGAAGATTCATCAAGGGGCAGAGCGGCAATCCAAATGGCAGACCTAAAGGTTCTACGAATAAAATCTCTATCAACGAGTTCTTGCAGGCCATACATAATATCGAGGATAAGAAAGCCACGGGCAGAAAACAACGTATCACATTCCTTGAAAAGTGGGTAGAATCCGCATGGGGCAAACCAAATGCCATGGCGAAGATAGCAAATTTCATAATGCCCACGCTCAAGTCCATCGAGCAGTCTACGCTTTTTGTCGAATCTCGTTCGAGCATCGAGCTTTCAAAATTGCGGGAAAAGTATGCAGAGCGTTTTGACTAAGAAATCTGGATTCATCGACAGTGAAATCGGCCTATTGAGTGATGATGTTCTTCTGTACAAGCCGTTGGGGCCTGTTCAGAAAGCATTTCATAAGTCAAGAGCTATTGTGAAATGGCTTTTTGGCGGGGTTCGCTCATCCAAAACATATACGAATCTAATGGATTTGGCAATGCTTTTACTTGATATACATCCTGTTCGTTATCGACCTAACGGGATACACTGGGCCTGTACCGAGAATTGGGATCAGGTGCGTGATATTCTCTGGGAACCTATGCTCCAGAAATTTATCCCACCGTGGATGATTATTCCGGGAGGTATCGAATATGGTATGCACAAAATACCTAAGAGGGTATTCTTGAAGAACGGACAGAAGTTGGAGTTCAAAGCTTTCTCACAAGGTAGAGAAGAGTTCCAAGGGCGCTCGATAGATTCGATATACTGTGACGAACAATGTCCGCATGACTTTCTTGGGATATTTGACGAAATGACTTCGCGACTATTGGAAAGAAGCGGTTTTCTAAGTTGGGCAATGACGCCTATAATATCGCAAGTTGATTTGGAGAAGCGGATTGAAGATTTGCCCGCGAATGACGAAGTTTTCAAAATAAATCTCAATGACAATCGTATAAGTCGTGGCGGTTATATTCCTGATGAGATGATTGACGCCAAAATAGCAGAATGGCCTGAAGAAGTTCAAGCTTCGAGAATTGCCGGTGATTTTGCGAGTTTCTACGGCTGCGTTTTCAAGACTTACAGCCGCCAGATACATATAATTGAACCTTTCAGGATACCAAGTGATTGGAGAAAGTACAGGGCGTTCGACTTCGGTTTTACAAATCCGTTTGTCTGTCTTTGGCTTGCAAAAGACAAAGATGAAAACTGGTACGTCTATCGTGAATACTACAAAAAGCAGACTGGCATACAAGAGCACATCCGCAACGTCAAGCTATTCAGCAGAGGTGAATCCTATGTCGAGAACATTGCTGATCCTGAGGATCCTGAGAATCGGAACGAAATGAAGAAGGCCGGAATCAAGACAATTGCAGCAAAGAAAGACATCGCGAAGGGCATAGAGCTTGTGCAGAGCAAGTTTAAGGTGAAGGAGAATGGTAAGCCGAGCCTGTTAATTTTCAAGACATGCAGAAATACTTGCCGAGAGGTTGCTGTTTATTCTTACCCGAAGGGGACTTCGAGCAGCAATCCAAAGGATATACCAGTTCAGAAAGACGATCATACGATCGACGCTCTGCGTTATGCAATTTATACAGTAGACGGCAAATTCAGGAAGGGCCATGTCTGTACAGCATAAGACAATTAGTTTCGCCGAATTGGCGTACAGGCTTGATGAAATCATCGAAAGTTTTGAGGATTCCGTTGATTCGCAGAAGAACAAGCTTGTTGAATCGTTCAAGATTGCAAATGCAGGGCCTGAACAGATACAAAAGCTAATTGACTACATCAGGGTATGTGTCAAATATCAGAAGTTTAACATTGAGGCTCTGCAAAGGGAAAACGAATATTTGAAGAAATTGCTTGAAGACAAAAATCAGTAGAACAGGAAGGAATAGTACGAGAATGGCAGAACAAATATTTAAACCATATCCGAATTACCATGCAGCGAGGATGAAATCGCCCAACTTGTTTTTGAGGATTCGCGTGCTTCAGACGACAAAAGAGGGCATTATGATTTATGGAGGCCCATTAAAATCTGATCCAAAAGGTTCCACTAAGACGCAGGCAATCAGGTTCCCAAAAGATAAGTTCAGTGTTCAACAAGCAAAAGCATGGCTCAAGGAGCACAAATACACGTCTATTTTGTTTGAGCCCGCTTCGGAGAAGTCTGAAAAGGCATCTTATACTTGTGAATGTATCGAATGTAGTCATACTGTTGAGACCAATAAGCACTGCAAAGATTTGAAATGTTCTGAGTGCGGCGGCCAGATGAGAAGAAAGGGAAGACCTGGTCCCGGACAGAAAAACACTGAGAAGGTAATGTGGCCTACAATATCAGAAAGAGATGGTGAACTGAACAATGTTAAATAGGACTGTAAATGGAATTACAAAATGACTAAAAAGAAGATGCAAAAAGGCAGAGTCTTCGTAGAAACATCGAGGGGAATCTTTCCGTATGAAGCACTTCAGAAAGCTGAGTCGAAGAAGGGGGGTTCACAGCAGCTTTCAGAATCTACGAACAAATGGATGTTGCAGAATGATTTAGTGTCGCCTCCTTATACACCCACGTCGTTTTGGACTCTGTACGAATCGAATCCTATATTGTTCCGCTGTGTCAATCAGCTTGCGAGCGATGTTGCCGGCCTGGGTTGGACTTTTCAGCTGCAAGAAGACAAGAAGGATAACCAAGCAGAACTGAATCGCCTGAAAGAGTTCGTTAAGGACAAGTCGGATGTCGAAGATTCCTTCCGCACCGTATTGAAGCGCTTACTGATTGACTGGGGTACACTTGGATATTGCGGCCTTGAAGTCGCACGCAACAACAAGCAGGACGTTGCGGATGTCTATCATGTGCCTGCACACACGCTGAGGGTTCACAAGTCAAAGATAAAGTATTGTCAAGTCCGCAACAACAAGAAAGTATGGTTCAAGAAGTTTGGCGAGACTCAGAATATATCAGCGAAGACCGGCAAAGATATTACCGGCGGCAAGGACAAAGCGAACGAGCTTATCTTCTACAAGAACTACTATCCGAAATCTGACTACTACGGCGTTCCGAACTGCATCTCGGCAGTTGGTGACATAACCGGTCTGATTGGCTTGCGTGACTACAATCTGTCATTTTTTGAGAACTACGGCATTCCCGCAGCTTTGATTACTCTTGAGGGTGAATGGGAGGAGGGCTCTGAGGGGAAAATACAGAATTTCCTGAATAAAGAGATTAGGGGCAGTTCAAACGCACACCGCACATTGGTTGCAAAACTGCCAGAGGGTGGCAAACTCATTTATGACAAGCTCAGTGTTGACGTCAAAGAGGCGAGTTTCAGACTGTACGAGCAGTCAAGGCGTGAAAACATTTTGATTGCGTATTCGATGCCACCTGAAAGGGTCGGCGTTAAAGTGACTGGTCCACTTGGTGGCGAATCAACGAAAGAGACTATGGAAGTCTACATACAGGGCGTTGTGGAGCCGGTGCAGCTTGACTTCGAGGAGATCATAAACAGCAAGTTGTTGAATTCTGAGATATACAGACTCAAATTCAACGACATTGATTTGAAGAACTACGCTGCGATGGTCGATAGGATGACAAAGGCTGTAGGATTTGGTTTGTTGACACCGAACGAAGGACGCAACGAGCTTGGTAAAAAACCTTATATTGAAGGTGACAAGTTCTACATACAGTCAAGTCTTGTCGAGGCTGGTGAATCTGACGCAGAATCCAGGCTTAGCAAAGAAATTGACGAATTTGAAGCTGAAAATGAAATCCAGGGAGAAATAGAGTAA